TTACAACAAAAAATTCTTTGCGGCATACAAAGCGTTTGCAATAGCACAAGCAATTATTAACACATACCAAGGTGCCACAAAAGCACTTGCTACATATCCACCACCGTTTAACTTTATTGCGGCGGCCGCTACAGTTGCTTCAGGTCTAGCACAGGTTGCTACTATTAGAGCACAAACAGCACAGCGAGGCGGAACACTTATTGGTGGTCAACCTGCCGTAATCGGGGAAGACGGCCCCGAACTTATTGTTCCTAAACAACCAAGCACAGTTATACCAAGAGAAGTTGCTGATGCTGTAGAAGGTTTAGGCGGTAACAAACAACAACCAGTTCAAGTAAACTTTAACATTACAACCACGGATGCTAAAGGATTTGACAGTTTATTGGTTGAAAGACGTAGCACTATAGTTGGCATTATTAACCAAGCAATGAACACTCGTGGTAAGACAGGAGTTACAGTATAATGGCATATATAGGTTATTTTCCAGTAGAATCAGGATTTAGAGCAGTTCGCTTTAGACAAAAAACAATTACTAAAAAAACAGAAACAGCAAGTGGTAGAGTTATCAGAGCAACCAATGCTGTTACAAAGTGGACTGGCACACTTTCTTTTCCACCTGTGCCATATGAAGATTTTTTAACTATCCAAGCGTTTGTGGCAAGATGCCAAGGTGCACTTAATGAATTTGATTTGGTTATTCCAGAAATCAGCACACACAATCCACATCCTAATCAAATTACAAGTCCAAATTCAAATGCTTCGGCAGGAGCAACCAGTATAGATATTATATCAGATCAAGTAAGCAAATCAAATTTGTTAAAAGCAGGCGATGTTATACGTTTTCATAATCATTCAAAAGTCTATATGGTTACAGAAGACGTATCAACAGATGCTGGAGGATTAGGCACAATACAGTTTACACCAGGATTGGTTACAGCAGTAGAAAGTGATAGTGCTGGGTTTATAGCAGACAGTGCCGGTGGTGGAGATGCTATTGTAGTAAATGAAGTGCCATTTAGAATGATACTGTCAAACGATATACAAGAATATGGTTATAGAAACGATGGCTATGTAGAATATGAAATTGATGTTGAAGAGGTTATCTAATGGCAAGAGGTTTATCAGATGTAACACAGACATTTTTAGCAAGAAATGCTATTGTCAGTTACCTATTGATAGAAATAGGCCTTAGCACTCCAGCGGGTGGCAAAAATGCAGTCTATTACACAGATGCTCCTTTTGATATAGATTATGATACAGACACAGCACCAGACAGTGGCGCACAAACATATTCAGCACAGGGCAACTTCTTAGCAATCAGTCAAGCACAAGAAAATTCAGAACTACGTGTTAGTTCAATTAGCCTTACACTAAGTGCATTAAACTTGACCAACATAACAACGTTTGCCAAAAGTGAACAAATAAACCAAAAAGTAGCAATCCACAGAGTGTTTTGGGATCAAAGCACAGACAGTCTAATCTATGACAGTGCTGGCGATGGTCCATTGCTTATTTTTAAAGGCAAGATAGTTGGTTATAAAATTGCTGACGCAAGAGACACAGCAACACTAACACTACAGGTAGACAGTCAATTTACAAACTTTGAAAAAATAAACTGTCGCAGAACCAACGTAACTAATTTTCAACGTGAACATCCAACAGACTTCAGTATGGAATACAGTCACGAAACACTCAATGACGTAAGATGGGGTAAAAAGTAATGGTAAGATTATTTCAACCAAGTGACATGAATCAAGTGCTAAGCCTAGCACGTGAACAAATACGTGAAGCAGGCATAGAAAGCGTTTTACCTGTTGATGATGTATACTTTACAAAGACAGTTAAGAATGTGTTGATTAAACCATCACACAAATTGTTTGTGGTAGAAGATGGTGGCACACTGGTAGGATATGCCCTTATTGGTGTTACAACAAAAGTTTGGAATCCAACAGCATATTCAATTGTTCACTATTTCTTTGTTCATCCAAGTGTGCGTAATCCATACAAAGCAGACGCACTGTTTCAAGCGTGTGCCCAGTTTTCACGTGAACAAGGATGTAAATTTATGGAAATAGGTGTTAGCCTATTCAACAAAGATTATACCGTTGCAGAACAATATGTGGACAGAGCAAGTAAATTTTATGAACACAAACACTGTGCTTACACAGGTGACAATTTTGTGTATAACCTAGAGGATGATAAATGGGCGGCGTAGTAGACACAATTACAGATATAATTGAAGACGTAGTTGAAATTATTGTTGATGTTGTAGAAACGGTGATTCAATTCGTTGGAGATATTGTCGGCTTTGTGTTCAATCCAATGGGCGCCTTTGATGTTCCAACAGGCCCACAAAATCCTGAGCAAGAAGCACGAGGTGTGACTATCACTAAGAGTGGCACCAATGTGGCCATACCTGTTGTGTATGGATTTAGACGTGTAGGTGGCAATGTAATCTACATTGAAACAAATGGTGAAACAAACAAGTATCTATATGCGGTATACGCAATTAGTGAGGGTGACATACATGGTGTAAAAAGAATATTGGTAGAGGACGTAGAACTGCCTTTGCCAGATGATACCTATGCCACTGGTGGTGTTTACAACATCACAGAAGGAAGATTCAAGGATAGAATACAAGTTCAGGTGTTTAATGGCAGTGAATTACAGGATCAAAGTTCACTGGCAAATGAAGCACCCAATTGGAAAACCAAAAAACGCACACTACCAGGTGTTGCCTATGCTGTGTTGCGTTTTGAATGGAAAGAAATAAAAACACAGGAAGATGCCAACAACAATCCATTCGGAGGCGGTATTCCAAAGGTTCAATTTGATGTTTTAGGTAAAAAGATATATGACGTAAGAACACACGGCATTGGTAAAACACTGTCAGCGGATTATGCTAGTTTACCTAAGGCATACAACTTCAATCCAGCGAACTGCTTGTTAGATTATTTGCTTAATCCAAGATATGGTTGCGGATTGGACATTGAAGAAATAGATGCTGAGAGTTTTAAAATTGCGGCAAACAAGTTTGAACAAACTGTAACCTATTACACAGGACAAGCGGGTAGAGCAATGACAATGAATGCTGTTGTTGACACAAACGCAAAACTGTTTGACAATGTAAAAGGACTAGTTGGTGGTTGTAGAGGCATCATGCCTTACACACAGGGCAGATACAAACTAAAAGTAGAAGATGGTGGTAACGCAACAGACATCACAAGCACAACTGTAGACATTGCGTTTGATGTAACCAAGGACTATGTAATTGGTGGCATAACGCTTGATGGTGAACGCAAAAATACCAAATACAACGAAGTAATTGTAAACTATGTTGACCCTGATCAAAACTTCACAAACCAACAGGTATTTTACAGTGTTAATGGTGACCAAGCCGCAGATAACAATGAATTGCTAAGACGTGAATTTAATTTTCCTACGCTTACAAACAAAAGCATAGCACAGGACTTGGCACTGCTAATCTACAAAAAATCAAGACAGCAGAGAACAATACAGTTCAAAGCAACGCAGGAATTGATCAATGTAGAAGTAGGTGACATTATTCGTGTAACAGACACTGTGCTAAATTTAAGCAGTGACACATTTAGGGTGGTTGATATAAAACTTAACCTAGATCTTAGTGTTGCGATCAGTGCTGTTGAGCATGATGCTACAATATATCCATTCACAGACAGTCCACAGGTTGAAATACCACCAGCACTGTTTTTACCAGATGAACTAAGTGTGCGTCCAAGACAGCGTGTTATTGCAACACCGCCAATTGGTATTGTGCCACCTAATGATCCTGACTTTGACAGTTCAGGCAGTGTTATTGAAACTAATCCATTACCGCCTGTTATTGATAGACCAATTACAGAAGTAATTGATTTTATAGATGACATAGACAACTATGCCGCAGAATTTACTGCCGCAGGGCCAGGCGCAATAGTAGACACAGTTTATACCTATCCAACACAAAAAGGATATACCATACCAGGCGATAATATATTTTTCAAAATATCAACTAATCATGGATTGTGTTTTGCCAGTGAAGAAGCGTATCCAGCAACACACACAATCATAAACAGTCTAAGTTTGGGCAACTATATTGAAGGCAATTCAGTAATTGAAAATGACTTTATATTTGCAAGAAACGTAAGCAATTTTATATATGGTCCGGCAACAGAAATCAAAATATATCTAAACTTTCCTACATACACCACTATTACACAGTGTAGAATATATGGTTATGCACAGGATGGCACGAACATGGGTCTAATTACACAGGTAGGTAGAGGTGTTGGTGTTAGTGCGTTTGTAAATGATACAAAAGTGCCGTTTAGTTACAGCACAGGCATACCAGCAGGCACACCACAAGCAGTTACATTTAAAGTTAAATGGGTGCAACAGTATACAAACGGACAAGAAAACGAAATTGACGATGGCGGAGATCTAGGACAAGATTACACATACTATGATGCTGAAACAGGCACAACAAAAACAGGAAGAACTATTAGTGCGTATCTAAGTTATCTATTTCAAAATAAAACAGAAATATTTGGCACACTACGCACAAAAGCAACAACAAACAGTGTTCAAACGAACCATAATTTAGGAGCGTAAGGTGGCAGGTAACGGTTATTTTGCAGAAGGACAATACCAACCCAAAAGCACAGAAACTTGGGCAAGCCTTTCAGCGGGCTGGGATACCTATACCAGTTGGAGTTTTACACCTGACTTACCACTTACATTTACAACAGGTGTTGTTGATTTCGGTAGAAAAGAACTGCTAAATCCTTTGATTGAAATATCCGCAAATCATCCTGTAACAACAACAATTTACTATGGCGACACTGTTGACAGTTCAGGTGGTAGCATTGATTCACCAAGCAGTGTGACAGTTACACCACAAACCAGCGTGTCAAGCATAAACGCAAGATATTTTCAGTTTGCTGTAAGCATTGATTATGGCGACAGCAGTGGTATCGGACCAATACCAAACCTTAGTTCACTAAGAACTGATCTAAGTGCAAGACTTACACAAATTACCAAAGACAGTATTGATTCAAGCACACTAGGTGGTAGTCTAGGTGCTAGAGAATTAACAGTTGATGATCTAGCAGGTGTTAAAACTGCGGTTGTAACACCACATGCTACACAGGATACATATGTAGCAACAGGTTATGTGGCAAGTGGTTATGTAGCAACAGGAACGCTTTCATTGCCACACATAACACTAGACAAAACAACAGATCCAATTACGCTTGTAATTAGAGATTTGAACACATACGGAAAAACAACAATTGAATGCGTGTTTGATGCTATCATAGAAGGATTGCCCACAATTGAAAGCGATGCAAACGGCAACATAAGGGAGACATAATGAGTTATCCACCAACCAAACCAGATGCAACATTTTTTGATGCAGACAGTGACAAAATTAGTGAAAGTCGCAGTGAACTAGAAACAGCAGTCAACGCCTTAAACACTGTTATTGACACAATTGATACAAGTGGTATTACAACTAATCAAATATTGGTTTGGAATGGCACTAAATTTGTGCCAGGTTCGCAACTTGCTGGTGGTTTTACTGCGGTGCAGGTGCAATTAACAAATGGTGGAAGTTATACCTTAGCAGGTGGTAACAAACATTATTTTATTGAAGTAGGCCATGATGATAATGATAGTTCGGGCAATTTAAGTATAGATTTAAATGTTGATAACCTAGAAGGAAGTGAAGTGTTTTTTATAACACTGTTTAGTGCGACAGAAGACGGCACTGGTGGTGGTGCTGTAGATGTTGTGGTCAATTGGAAGTATAGTGGCAGTTTACTGAACAGCGAAACAAAAAACGCAGATTTAAGTGAACAAATTATGTGCAGTGTTATGACTTTACCAGCACAAACACAGTATGCAGACAACTATAATGCTGATTTGAGAATTCATCAAACTACACTAACAGGAGCACAGATAAACTGGACATTATAGGTGTCTTAAACGCATTTTAAGCGTCATACAAACGTTTTTATTAGAAATACGGTGTATGACATTAAATACACACAAGAGAGGACAAAAACATGAGTTGGGGAACAGCAAGCAACGTAATAACAACAAATTTAGACAGTGGCACGGATAATCCTGCCGCGGCAAGACCAGACATCAAGAATGCTTTTGATGAACTAAAAAACGTAATTAATGGTAGAGGCACAGCAAATGGCGTAGCACCTCTCGACGCATCAAGCCTTATAAATGCTATCTATCTACCAGACGAAATCAACAGTTCCTCAGGCAATCCTCTCACAATAGACCCAGCAACGGGCAAACTTAAACTGGAAGAAATTCTTAATCTTAAACCACAAACAGCGGCGCAACTTAACGCAAGAACTGACCAAGCAACAGGTGATGTTGCATACTGTTCAGATGGAGGCGATGACAGTGCAGGTGTTGGCTGTATTGCTGTGTATGACGGCAATGATTGGCGTGCTGTGCAACTTGGAGAAGTCCTATAATGAGCGATAATGCAGAACTAGACAAAAGATTGGCATTGGTTGAACAAAAACTAGACCTAATATTAACCAATCATCTAGCACACATGCAGGACAGCATTGAAGGCATACAACGCAGTTTTAAATGGGGTGTGGGCATAATATTTGCACAATTGGTTGGCGTTATTGTAGCATTGGCATTGATGTTGTAATGGAAGCACGGTATCTAATGCTGGATCCACGCACTTATAAATTGGAGCATGGACAATTATTCAAAATAGAACACTGTCAGTTCTGTGGTGGTGATAATTTCAACTATCAACGCTATAAAAGCACACCATACAACAACAACAATTCTGTAGCATGGGTTCAACGCTGTAAAGACTGTAAAAAAACCGTTTCTACGGTGAAAAAATACTAAAAGACTAAATAACAGTGTCACAGTTTTACTGACATTTGGTTGTGACATTGGAGGAGTTTAACATCATCTCTAAAATCAGATGGCAAAAACTCCTTTAACTTTTGGTTAAACTCCTCCACTTTTTACTTGACACGAATGGGTGTATCGTGTTACAATAAATATACACTCAAAAAGGCACTAGAATGGCAAATTACAAAGATATAGAACAAGAACAGTTGATTGGTTATTGGATCAAAAGATTTGGCATCAATCGCAAAGATTTAACAGAGCATCCTCAAATTGATGATGTTATGCTAATCTTACAGGTTCGTAATTTTGTTAAAGATAATCCAGGCCACATAAGCAATAGAGAACAGGCACAATTAGGCGCAATTTGGGGTTATGTATACAAAAAGCATTATCCACTTAAACGCAAGTATCTAAACACATTAGAAAACGTAATAACACAACTAAACACACGAATCGCAAAAACACAACAAGCAAGGCAAAAAATTAAGGCATTACGGAACCCTTACAAAAAAGAGGATCATATGATGACGACTACAGGGTCCTCCGCTACCTACAACAGTCTTTGGAAGTAGGAATTATAGTGGTGTCGTGTCTACCCATTGGGTTGTGAGTTATACATAGGCAAACTTCTCACGTAAAGATACAAAGAATCGTCCGCTGGTAGAGATACTGGCCGCCCCTTATGGGGACGAGAAGTGAGTGAAAGCGAACTTCGTTGGAGAATAGGACAACGACATAAGCAGTGAGGCGCTTATTTTTTTTGTGCCAGAAACTGTATTATGTCGTCGTCTGACTTCAACGAAGTGTATTTCTTTTTATATATTTGTTAAAAAACAATTTACTGATAGAAATAAAAAATGATCTTTAGATCATTTATTTCTGTTAGGAAATTAGAACTAACGAAGTTAGTTCTCTAAATCATATTATACAACCACTTGATTAGTTTGAACGATAAAATTATTGACAAGTGGTTGTTTAGATGGTATAATAGTGACTATGTTAATTACAAATATTGATATATGGCATACTCCTGGTGATAGTTACTGCACTTGTTATATGGATGTGGACAATGAACGATTAACCACATATCTTACAGACACAGGAAGTGTATTTGAAAAAGGCATTGTGACTTTTGATCCTCGTGCTATGACTGTGGCAATACAAGATCATAAAACATATGCCATGGATACACCAAACAGCAGAAAATTAGGTTGGATTGCTACATGGAATAAGTCAAACCCAGAAGGCAATTACAAACCATACACAGGCAACTATTCAGGTTATTATGCAGGCGCATACACCACACACAGTTACGATCAAGAACTAGATCCGTGGTTTGATTCAGACTAACAAATACTAAATTACCACGTGGTAAATACAGTTGTAGATGGCACTGCCCGAATTTCAAATATCTAGTGCCATTAGTAGAACACGCAAAGTGTTCGTGATCCTTGGGCAGTTGTCATCTACACCTAGAGATAAACACATGGCAAAACACTACGAAGATTGGCATACACTATTCCCTAATTCAGGCAAAGGCAAAGAGTTTCCTTGGATGTGGGATGTCTTGATGCGACTACAACCTAAAACAGTGTTGGACTATGGATGTGGCAAGGGTGGCACAGCAGATTATCTAGAATCAAAGATACAGTGTAAAATAGACAGATACGACCCAGGATACGCCCCTTACAGCAACAAACCCACAAAGACCTATGAACTTGT